GTGATGTGAGATTGCCAAAAGCATCTCTTACCTAAGTGACGACCCGCCAAGTCCAGGGTCAGAAGGACTTTCAAAAGTGAACGAACCAACATCATGTGCAGATGTAGTTGCCGTCATGAATACCCACAGCTTCTCTTTAGGGGTAGCGTAACCGGTGGTGTGCACGTTGTAGGAAGTTCTCATCCTGCATACGCTGTACACACTGGTTTTCTTATTCATGAACCAATGGCAAGGTTCTCAAGACTGCTAATGCGTCTTCGATTCAACACACTGTCTCATTGTACTTTTTAACAAGAATATCGTCCTTACGGACAACATTAGTACAACGAGGGTAAAATGTGGGTTTAATTGAGATGTGCTCATTGTCAGTTGGAATAGACAGGGTTTCAAAAGCCTGTCGGGGAAATATATTTGCATCTGAGAGATCCTTAGGAGCTTCTGGGAGAGAGTCAAGATTCAGTGCTAACACTGATCCCATCGGAAATTTTGTATTGGTACGCAACGCATTGATAGCGATTGCAAGTTTACCATAATACATTTCGACGGATTCAGCCTTACTCTGAATTAGACCCATACGTTTCTTTTCACAGAAACTGAACGCTGTAGCTTTTTCTATACTACAACCTCCCCTGCTCGCGTTGTGACGGACACGTTCATTATGTCGCTTAATGTCATCATCGCTGAAGTAAATCTCTCTTAAACTCTTTGTCTGGAACAAACGAACCAGAACCAACATGCTTACTATCCTTGCGGATGACGTCATCCCTCGAACACTTCGACTTATATTTATTTTATTTTTATTATTAATAGTCGTAATCTGTTCAAGCGAGTTCGCCTGCTTTGATAAGCCAGCTTCGGAAAAGTCAAACCCAGCTCTGCGCGCAACGTGCTGCGCCATAGCATAGAGTTTCCAATTTGCGGCAGATGGAAGTGAAGGAATCTTCACACCTGTCTCGAGAACTTTGCGTTTAGTGTCGTAAAACAAGCGACCCACACGTAAGTCTCCGGACGAAGGTTCAAACTTCGTTCCGCGCACAATTGGCAAGCCGAGTCCGCCCAGGTGACTTGGTAGAAACCATGGTACTTTGACCTTTCTTAGCTCATCTAAATGTTGATTGATGTACATCTGAAGTAATTTTTCCTTAATGCTTTCAGGTGCAACATCCAAGAGTTCTTTGGCTCTAGTTGCTATAGTATTTAAAGAAGTAGCAGAATTTGTATCTGCTCCTACGGATCGTTCGACGCCTAAAAAGAGGCCGAGATTCACGAAAGGAACTAATCTGAAGTGGTGAGGCTTCTCGTAAGAAGTCTCTAATGTTTTGGTCTCATCGAGAACCAATTCGTGACTGAAAACAGTCACACTTTCCACATCATCTATGTTCACAACGCGAATCGTCTCCTTTTCCACGGAAGGATGTGTTACCACCTCCATGTCCGGACGATCTAATCTCACGAAATTGCGCGAATTCATATTCAGAAAATGTGATGAATAGTAAACCTTACCTACACTCGGTTTGAGACCTACAAAGGAAGCTAAACGCTCCCAAAAGGCCTTTCCCTCGGGTGTGGTTCGAATAACACCATCATCACCATTAACCGCAAGCCCAGCTTGACGGCATGTGAGTCTACGACCCATCTCGTATTCCTTTGTCATTCTCAAGATCGTCATATTAACGATACAGAGAAGAGGAAATGAGACGACTGAACCCATTAGTTGACCTCGTGTTTGTTGTTTAAAGGTGCCATCAGGCATCTGTATTAAGTGGTCAACAAGACCCTTTTTGAACAACACACGCTCGTCAGCAGATAAGTTTAGTTTGTCGGAAATGAGGACAATTAACTCCTCTGAGACCCACTTATACATCTGATTTGTCGCATCGGAATAATCTACCGATAAATATTTCTGAGAATCATCTAACTTCTTTCCAAGTACTTCCTGAAGATAGTCTGCGTTCACTGGTTGACCTATTAACCGAGCAGACACGTGTTTTGATAAGACCTTCCACATAAATTTTTGTAGTGGTTTAAGCGCCATATAAGTAAGCGCAGGTCCTTTCGAAATACAACGTATCTTCAAGGCTTCTTTAAGTCCAACAGGTTTGACCTTTGGTTCTTCCAGAAGTGCATCAGCAACAACTGTCTCATACAGTTTGCCAAACATTTTTCTTAATTTCCCATCCAACACTTCCACGTGTGATAAGGACACCTTCTGTCCACGTGAAGTCTCGTCAAAATGCTTTTCTTTCATAGTAAGCAGAGTCTCCATATTGTCTATACCTAAATCCTTAGACCAGTTATCGAACTGGCCTCCGTAACGTTCAATGATTAGACCGACCGTACCACCATCTTGTAATGACTTCTCAAAATTAGAAGAAGTCGATGGCATAAACGGCTCTGAGCGATCATCTTGCGTGAATTCTACATCGGCAAACACCTCGTCAACTGTTTTCTTCATTTCATCTACGAATGTCTCACGGTCTGTGAGGTCGTATTTGATACGAAGAAGTTGTTGATCGAGTTGTAGTGCTTGCGTCTTTAATTCACGGGATTGGTCGACAGCTATTTTGAATAATGCATGGTTGAAGTGAAATTTATGCTTTGCCTTTTCAGTTTGGATGACTTCCTCGAACATAGTTATGTTTCGATGGGTCTCCAACACTGTTTCCGCAGTTAGCATTTGTAATTCACTCTTCTGAGTATATTCAAACCAGTCTGTGATCATGTTGAACGGTGCATCCACTGGAGTAGTGAGAGTCTCAGCCGCTTTTGCGACTGCTTTCTCCACCATTGCGTCAGTGGGACGGGGCATACCTTTCTTCAAGAACATCGAAGAGGTAAGGAAGGATATGAACAGTTCTCGATTATTTCGTTCCATCTGTTGGAGGAATCGCATAGCGCGACCACCAAGTAGAACATCGGGTCTGTCCGGACAAGTAAAAGGCGGAGTCTCCAAGTCCTGGACCTCTCCAGTGACTCGGCTGAGCGTAGATGCATAGTACGCAGCCATTTTGTATTTGACGAATTTGAGCACATCTCCCATCTCTGCCGCACACTGGTACCAGTGATGCAGAGTAGGTCCAAGCTTGTAGCCTTGGGAATCGAAGCCGTATGTTCTGAGCACAAGAACAACGGCATTAGCAGCATTTGAAACAAATTCACGACTTTCTTCACTTAGTCGTGAACTGGAGTTAACCTCTACCATCGGCTGGGAGTCACCCTTGTGATCCCCCGGCGCCGCGGATATCGCAGCGTGCTTTGATCCGTTCATCAACAATGAATGTGATTAAACGTATGCTGCG